AATGTTTTTTTTGGTCTGGTTGCAGTTTTTTAACGGAGAGTTGAAATATCACCAATTGTCTCAGCACACAAACCAGATCGAATGTATGAAGGCTAAAGACGATGCTAAAGTTTTAGTTACAAGTTCGACAATTATGGTGCAGTGTTTTGAGGTAAAGGTCGGGGATTAGAATGGCAGCAAAGAAGCTAGAAGATCAATCCAAGTACGACGCTTATGACATGGATGGCGATGGAATTGTCTCTGACGCTGAGATGATGAAGGCCAAAGAGATCCGCGAAACAGAGGACGCGCTGCGTAAGCACCTGGCCCAGCTGCGCATGGCTCGGTGGACACTGGTCGGCATGGCAGTATTCACAGTCACAATGTTCTTTATACCTTTGGATCGCGTCACTGCACTAAGCGACATAAGCAATCTTTTCTACATTAGTGGCGCTGGCATTGTCGGTGCCTTCATGGGCGCAACAGCATGGATGGGACGAAAGTAATGGGCATATTAAGCGCACTGATAGGGCCAGCGACTGAGCTTGCTGGGAAGTTTATACAAGATAAAGATCAAGCGGCACAGTTGGCCCATGACCTAACAACGATGGCCGACAAGCACGCACAGGAGGCCATGCTGGCTCAGATAGAAGTCAACAAGGCCGAGGCGGCATCCGGTTCAGTATTTAAGGGCGGATGGCGTCCATTTATCGGATGGGTTTGCGGCGCTGCATTCGCATATCATTTTGTGTTGCAACCGTTTATTGTTTTCGGAGTTTCGGTCGCTGGTGTAGCAATACCTGAGTTGCCTACGTTTGACATGGGTAGCCTAATGACTGTTATGATGGGGATGCTGGGCCTTGGTGGCCTCAGAAGCTATGAGAAAAAACAAGGATTAACGAAATGAGACTAATTGATGAGATTGTTGTACATTGCACAGCAACGAACGCTAAATGGTACGAAAGTAAATCGGCTGAAGATGTTGTCGCTGAGATCCGCCGGTGGCACACTGAAGAGCGGGGATGGTCTGATATAGGCTACCACGCTATTGTTCATAGGGACGGGTCAGTTGCACATGGCCGATCAGATGATCGCAAAGGCGCGCATGTTGCAGGCCGCAACTCTACAACTCTAGGCGTAAGCATAGTCGGTGGTCGTGGATCTGTATCTAATGGAGAATTTGACGACAATTACACGCCGGAACAGGGTGCAGCTCTGCGCAAGTTAATTAACGAATACAAAGAAAAGTATCCTGCAATCAAAACAGTGTCAGGACACAATGATTATGCAAGCAAAGCTTGCCCAGGTTTTAACGTAGGAGAATGGTTAGATGGCTAAGAAAGGACTATATTCAAACATCAACGCAAAGAAAAAGCGCATTGCTTCTGGCAGTGGAGAGAAGATGCGCAAGCCTGGGGCCAAGGGTTCGCCTAGCGCCGAAGACTTTAAGGACAGCGCCAAGACATCAATGATGAACAAGAAGAAAAAATAGTTGCGGTAATTAAATTTGGCGCTATGCTTTCTGTGAGGTCAGCTTAGATTTTAACCTGTACTGGCACTAATATACACTAAACAGCATTTTGTTTTTTTCTGTCTCAAATGGCTGGCCTCACTAATTTCTTGCAGCATTTTAATTTGGTGATATAAGTTTCGAGTGGGTGGTTTAATCTAATAAAAATACGCTTAGCCACGGGAATGGCGGTTGTTTTGATTGGTTACGTTGCTACCAGACTGCGCCAAACGACTTGCATATCAACGGCCACCCACACGATCACTAAAATATTGCACCGACTACCGCCATGAGACCGGCTCCGCATACGAAGCCGATCATGCAACCAATCAGTCCAGCAAGTTCTATCTTATCCATTAGTGGGTCTTCCTTTCGGTTTAATACTGCCTGATGGCAGGCTGGTGCGCTTGCACTTCGCCATACTATCGCGTGACTGATCATAGATCACGGAATAGATTACATCGCTGGCAACGGAGCAAGTTTTCATGTCTTTGAAGTATACCGTTGATGTGGCCTCGTATGAGGTAACGCCAGATGTCACGGTGTAGGTCAGGATTAGTGCTGCCCAGTAGGTCATTTGTTTTCTCCTACGGCAAAAAATAATGCCAATAATTTCTATCACCTTTAACTTGAGGCAGGCGATACCTTAACACCCTTCCTTGTTTAGACATACCATCCAGAAAGGAGCTAATTGTTTGGACGCTCATCCCGCATGCGTCTATATCAATCTTCGCGGCAACGTCAGCAGCAGTTAAGTCTTCGCCTTTTTTAAAACGGCTAAGGATCATTTGCCTTTTCCTTTCAACAACAACCATAGCTTTTTGTTTGGCCTCATCTTTTGCACTGAGGCTCTGAAACTCTCGTAAATCCATTGGCAATTGCGGCCTTTTGCCCAAGCGAGCCATTTCTATTTCATGCTCAATCATATTAAAGCCAACTAAGATTTCTTTTTTTTCAAAAGCCGTTTTAGCTTTCTTTAATTCATCTACAACTCTTCTTGCTCTAGCCCTTTTAGCATTAAACTCGAAAGGGCTAAGACCTCCTCGACTTGCATTTTTAGGTTCAACCTGCTTCTTTGCTCGCTGTCCTTTAGCATCAGTTTCAACAGCCGGTTTTGTCGCTTTGCCGCTTTTATTATAACGCTTTCGTCTAACATTATCAGTCTCCCTAAAAGTGTGAAACTTTATCCCGAATTGCACTGAAGCACGATGAACAGTCGTTGGAGAAAGTAGCGTTGTTTGTGCTGCCTCCCCCTGACTAAGCCCAGCTTCCGCGCAACGAATTAAAGCCGCAATTTCTTTGTCGTTTATTCTAACACCCATAATCGTAAGCATCCTCTTCGTCTTCCATTGGCTTTATTTGGCCGCTTCCGTTGCAATTGTTGCAACTTTCTAGCCGCTCACTAGGAAATCCATAATCGTTGTCGAAACCTTGGGGGACAAAATACTCGCTGTAAACTTTCCCTTCGCCCTCACATTCGGGGCAATCAATAAAATTCATTTGTTACCTCACGTTTAGCCACTTCAGCTGCGGCGTTTTAAAGAAGCCCAAGGGCGCAGCTTACTGCAACGCCCCTGGATATTTGCCAGGACTTTAGCGCCAGGAATTAGGGTTATTGCTTTGGCTGTCTTGTGGTTGCCATTGCTGCTGAGGTGCGGCTGCTGGCGGAGCTTGGTATTGCTGCTCCGGTGGTGCGGATTGAGCCTGGTCAGGTCTGCGATTTGCAAACAGGTTCCAAGATCCGATCTTCGGGAAGTTGCGCGGCTCGTCGCCTTGCTTGGCTGCAACTGCAATGCTGATTGTTAGCTGGTGCTCAAGAAGAATGTCATGGATCTGCTCAATCGCAGCGCGCGCAGCTGGATCGCCTTTGCGTTCCTTAGGTTCATTAATCCAAGCGGAGGCTGTCATATCAACCGCCTGCCCGTTTTGCATAAATCCTTGCAGCTGTAGCCGGTTATTTCCTAATTGTGGTCTGCTCATAGCATCGCCTTTCTTTTATTAAACTCAGTTTTTAGGGTTTGGTATAGTTCGGGATGTTCCAGAGAGAATTGGTCTAAGCCAATGCTGTAATGATCTTCCCATTTGCCAAGATCAGATCGAACAGTGATCGTCTGAAGCTCGGCAATTCTTTGTGCAAGGTATTGCTGCTGTCCATTATCGATTGGCGGCGCTTGCGGTGTTGGTTGTACAGGTTGTTGTACAGGCTGTTGCACTGGCTGTGCCATTGCTTGCTGCTTACGGTTTACTCCATCAAGTTCATTGATCGATGCGTAAGCTCCGCCGTGCAATCCAAGTGAAGCAAGCGCGCGACCGATCGCAGATGTTTCGCCATTCTCCAAGGCGGATGTTTTATTGACGTTACCCTGGCCGCGTATTTCTTCAGCAAATCCGCTTCCGATTATGAAACCGGCCGCGTTTACAACGGTGGCTTTGACAACAACGCGCGTCCCATCGTCCACTAGGATCTCAGTATTTATACCTAGAGAGGTTCCAAATGCTTTGCGAAAGGCTTCAACTCTCACAAATACTTCTGTGTATTTTTTCCCGCCTCGTTGGACAACGCCATGCGTTCGATTGAGATCGTTGATCTCTGACATGGCCGTGATTAGTTCGTTCATTTAGATACTCCCGCCAATACTTTTGCGCTCCGCATGACATCAGGATGTTGATCCCGCCAAACAAAGCTATCTTTAAATTGAGGGTCGCAAAGTTTCAGCAACTGCTCAACATTTTCTGTCACCATCATTAGTTTTTCACGGCGCATGCACGCTGCAATAATATCTGTAAGTGCATATTCCAGTTGCTCAATCGTTGCCTCGAAAACAACGTGACCGATCCGATTAGCATAAACTATGCGTGGAATTTTGCCAGTGATGTTCCAATAACCTGCTATCTGTAGAAGGTGCGGCGGCTTGATTGCTTTAGGCAAAGAGTTTGAGCGCGGCGCGTCCGTATCAACAGCAGTGTCCCACTGTGTCTTTAATTCTACAGACCCCTCTTGGTAATCTCCATAGCCCAGGTACGGAAGCTGGCAACCAGGCAATATCCCGCGCAACTCAGTCTGACCAACAATTTTATTCGCGCCCGCTGTTGCTTCACGCAAGCCCGCAACCGCATTCTCGCATACCATCTCAAACTCGCAGCGCTCGGCCATATCGTCTTTTTTACGCGGGGCCTTGCCATCTGCACCGAAACGGATCTTTTGTCTGCCTTCGATCTGCGCAGCTGTTTTGGCCTGGTCAATCCAATCGCCGGTTTGCAAAGAAGTCAAAACATTTAGTGCTTCACGATATGCCTCGTTTGGCGCAGCATCTTCAAGCAAGCAGAGATCGCAATAATACTCTACAGCCCTTCCGCTCGCCATGTTGATGTTATCGTTGTACTGGCTTTTGCCCAGATAATCTTTGTAGTGACCGCCCGCTGCTAAGATAGCTTTAGATTGCCCCTTGTCACCTTCTGTCTCGCCGTTCACCACCTTCATTGCGCGAGATCTGGCAGGGCGCAGAACGCCCTTCTGGAAAAAAGTGTAATAGTCTGGGGTACTTGGGTTGCTGTGGTGATAGTAACCCTTTTGATGCGCCCAGGATAGATCATTATCTAGCCCCATGTTGTTACCTCCTCATTGACATGTTCTGTCTATTGGTATTTAACATTATCAGACAATGCAAGAGGAAAATTTTATGCAATTAGATGAATGGCGAAAAAAGAAAAATCTAAGCTATGTTCAGCTGGCAAAGAAGCTTGGAGCATCTCACGCAACGGTCGTGCGGCGCTGGTGTCTAGCGGGGGAACACAAAGATAAAATGATCCCATCACCGAAGTTTATGCGGATCATAAGCGAAAGCACGTTTGGAGAGGTTTCGGCAAATGACTTCTACAAATAGCGTCACGATAGGAATTGATTGCGGCTATCGCACCGGAGGTGTTGCGCTCATTAGCGAAGGGTGGGCTGAAGTCCATGATCTTCCTGTTTACAGTGAGGGCGGTGTTGATGTGCGGGCATTGCTCGACATCATTGAAAGCGTCGAGAACGTGCGGCACATTTACATCGAAGCGCAGCAAGCCATGCCCAAGCAGGGAGTGGTTTCAGTATTCAAGCTGGGGTACGGCTATGCTCAGATAATGACCACTGCGGCTTTATCCGGCAAATCTTACACGGCGATAAGACCGGCTGTCTGGAAGAAGTCTATGAACCTGCCGAAGGACAAGGACAGCGCGCGGCGAATGGCGCAACAATGGTTCCCAGATTTATCCTCCCAGCTGAAGCGAAAGAAGGATGAACACAGGGCAGAGGCCCTACTAATCGCCTTGTATGGTCAGGGTAAAACATAAGAAACGAAAGGTAATAACATGAGCTACACTAGCAACGGGATTGGATACCAATCAACAGAAACGAGCCGCCTGGCAATCAACACGGAGCACCTGCTGAATGTTCGAGAAAAGGTCTTGCACTTTCTCCGCACTGTTCGGGTTTCATTAACAACGGAACAGATCGCAGCAGCCTTAGAGATCCCGTACCCATCTGTGCAGCCGCGTCTAAGCGAGCTAAAGAATGACAACCTGGTGAAGGTATCAGGCGATCGCGGTGAAACTAAGTACGGCAAGTCTTGCGTTAAGTGGGTGGCAGTAAGTGGGCAAGCGTAAGTCCCGACCTGTGCCATGCCTGACATGCGGGCGTGAGCACGATCTAAACCTTGATGGCTGGGTGATCCTGGGCGATGGTAAAACCCTGATTTGCAGCAGTGACAAAAGCTGTTGGCGTCCAATATATGAGCGTGACTTAGCCAAGCTAAGAGCACCAAAACAGAAGCGTAATAAACTATTTTAGAAAGGGGGTTGACGAATGCGTAAACGGCTGTACTCTAACGAGAGCCCGCCAGGGCGAAATAACAGTATAGTTAATAACTATAAAGTTAATAACAGTGAAGTTAATAACGATACAGTTAATAACAGTATAGCTGTAAATAACTCTATTAATAACTATAATGTTATAGCTATAAAGCGAATGCTCACCAAAATGTCGCCACAATACAAGGCAGCGGGAAAGGCTGCTAGGGCCGATCCTTTGGCGTTTCGTATGCAAAAAGTTATTAGATTGCTGCGCAAGCGATTAGATCACCAGGACTTCTTGCAAGCGGCAAAGCATATGGACCAACTGCCACCAATGGAGCAAGCTCAGTTTTGCCAGAAAATAGAGGAATATTATGAACAAGTTTGACCCCGTTGACCAGCCCAGGCACTACGCCAACTCATCGATCCAGTGCATCGACGCAATGGCCGCGATGGTTGAAAGCGTTGAGTTTGATCTTCCGATTGATTTCCATGACGCGCATTGCTGGCAGACAGCTTTCAAATACCTTTGGCGCTGGCACAACAAGAACGGCGTCGAGGATTTGCGTAAATGCAGGTATTATCTCGATCGACTAATTAGCCGCATAGAAGCACGGGAACCTGGTTAGGCTATGTCTGGACACAAAAAAGAGAGAGCAGCATCTAGCGGCTCTCTCCGTGGCTCTCAGGCAATGTTTAGGGCTGTTATTGGAACAGCAAAGGGATAAACAGCAATCCGTAGCCAATTCCAAACAGGCAGACCACGCCGATGATGTCACCAACAATCTCTTTCCAGTTACTCATCATTCTTCTCCCGGTTGATTAATATTTAAAAATTGAAATAAGACGTCTTTTTGCATCTCTCATTGCATCTTCTTCTTTTTGCGTTTTGCGCCCCATACTGTTTTGCAAGGCTTCCAGCTTGGCGATGATTGTGTCGAGTTTTTTGTTTTGAGCGATTGTCATTTTACTTCTCCCACATTAAAAGAACCTTGCCGATCGCCTTTGTGGCTTTACCTGCCATGCCTGGGCTACCGATTAACTTCTGGATAAAGAACTCTTCCAGATCTTTCACGCTGTCAAAGTCCCACTTGAAGACCTTGACGCCGTGCGCGTTGTCAAACTTTGTAAGCTCGTAATTCATTTTCTTTCCTTTGACTTAGTGATGCAGCCCGAAGGCTGCACTGCAAAATCAAACCAAGTAAGCTGGGCCGGTCCACTGAACCCAATCAAAGTTGCCCTCGATGATGTTGCCCCTTGCTTGGTTCCGTGCTGGTGTCGCCCAACCAGCAGCCTTCAAGATGTCGCCCTTTTTGAACTTGGGATCATTGTCAACATTAACAACAAAGCCCCAAACGCTGCCGCCACCCTGTTCAGTTATCTTGATGTATTTTTTGCCAACTTTGTAACCCAAACCGTCATTGAACCTTTGGGCCCGTTGCTCCATGTATTTTACATGGTCTGCATCTTTGGCTTTCCACCTGCTACCCCACTTTGCGTAGTCAGCCTTGATTGTTTCGATCAATTGTTGAATTTCGTTT